GATCACGGCACCCAGGACGTCGCCACTGGAAATCAATTGAACGTTGGGCGTAACAGGTGCCTGAGAGACGCTAGATTCCAGCTGCATTTGCGCCTTGATCTGCGCGATAGTTTCAGGAATATTGACCGGCGAACCGACCCGACGACCAAGCCCGGCACCATAGTCGCTGGCAAACGTGTAATCCGGCGATGCCGTCACATTGCCGGCGCTATCAGTGAGGGCCGGATTTGTCAGCAACCGCCGGTAGCAGCGCTGCTCTCCAGTGGTAGTCACGTCCGCGACAAGCAAGTCACCTGTCGCGGAAGCTTGCAGATCGGAACCGTAATAATGCGAAACGTCGTACATGGGAATCCTTAGTTCGGCTGGTCGGTATTGTTGCCAGCGCCGTTTTCATGGTGCGTATGGGTCGATACCGACTTGCCTGCCGCAGTGACATCATTTGTCACGCTCAGAGGGCCGATCAGGGTTGCCCTGGTCGATCCTCCTGATGTATTGGTTTGCGATATTGGGCCATTCAGCGCAATAGAACCGTTCAACGTAATTGTCGGTGCCGTCATGCTGATACTTCCCGTTGCTGCAGCATTCAAATTGCCGCCAGCAGTGACATCGACATCGCCGCCGGCAGTAACCACAATATTGCCGGCAGCTGATACCTCCACATCACCACTACTGACCAATTTGACGAACGAGCCAGACGTATGCATCGCCCAAATCTCTCCCGACGGCACCGATATTGCTTGATTCGATGTAGAGAAGAATCGCCCAATGATCACGCCGGAATTGAAATCCCCCTCCGGGAACATCACCAGCACCATGTCGCCAATGCCGGGCCCGATGGCGACACCAAAGCCATTACCAACACCAAGCGCCCCCAGTGCCATCCAGACACTCTCTACACCTTCTGGCTGAATCATCACTTTCACGGCCGGCGCATCTGGGTCGTAGCTACTGATTACGCCCCATCTCGGCATTGATAATTCGTTCTGCGCCAGCCCGGCTTGCGCACGCATAGCATTACTTAGCTGATCAAATCCATTCATAGCGCCCCGATTTCCGATTCTGGCGAGTGATTCTTTGCCGATGCACGCATAACCCAGCCACCATCGACCGACATTGATCGGCTGATAGAGTCAGGGTAATAAAGCTGGTTAAACGCGGTGTTCGTGCCATCCAATTGAACAACCGAAGTGGTGTCTAGTGAGTCGTCAGGCGGCATCTCGAAACTTATCTTCATTTCATGCTGGATCAGTTGCGCATATAGCTTTTGCGCCTCTTGCGTAGCCTGCTCCTGAGTCAAATTTCCAATTGTTCTCCAATAAATTTGAGTTCCCCCAAAGATGCTGGATTTACCGGCCTGAATCGTCTTTGACTTGCCCGGAAACTGCGCCGTGAAGCCCTTTTGCTGCTTTTGATTCCACGACCGAATCACCACCTCAATTCCGCGTGAAACCGTCAGACCGCGCGTGCATTGCAGGTTTTCAAAGTTCGCGGTGGGCGCGCCACCATTAACGCCGTCTTGCCAGATCAATTTGAAAGGTGTTGATGTTTCGCTCGGCCCCGGCCCGAAATACAGGGTGGTGCCGCGCACATAAACAATGAAACCCTCGTTTCCTGCCAGATAACACAGCACATCCCACTCGCTGCGTGAATCGACCATGTTGGAATGATCAATTTCGTAGAATTTTCCAGCTTTGATCGTCGTCGCGGTTACAACCGCTGTCAACCCATGGCTTGTAGCCAACTGCGTGGCAATCTGCGATGAAGTCAAGTTGACCCATTTCTGCGTCGTTTTCGTATCAATGAAGACCCGCGTTAAATCCCGGCCGCTCACCTCAATCGTGCCGGCCACAGGGTCGAATGAAATTTCATCGACTTGTCCGTAAATCCAACTTTTCAGCTCAGCAGCACTGAATGACGTCGGGTCGGCAGGCTCGCCGGCAAACAGCTCGACATACATATCGACCTGCTTCGAAAACCAATTCTTGTCACGATCCGCCGGAAGACCATCTACAACAAACACTACCCGGAATGTATCAGCCGAAAAATAGTTGTTGTTATCGACCTCGAAATAGGTCCATCCCTCAATCGCGGTTCCGTTGAGCTGCACGATCCCGCGCGGCTGTGCAGACAGCTGCGTTGTTGAATTTGTTGCCATTGGGTTACGCTTCCAGAATGCCGTCGGTGTCGTTCGTGTTCTTTGGGATGTTCAGCGTAGAAACTCCAGTCACTTCCGGATCCGTAACACCGTTCGCGCTGGCGATCGTCGTCCAGCCGGTGGCCGTGCCGTAGCTCTTCGCCGCCAGATCGAACAGGTTGCCGCCAGCCACGGTTACCGTCTTCACGCTTGAATTGATCTGGCCGAGATTGGTGCCCATGCGGCCAAGCACAGAATTCAACTGCGCCAATTGGCCGCCGGCCAGTGTCGAATTGACCTGACTGGTCAGGCTTGCCACGCTCTTGGCCAGGCTATTGTTTGGCAGCAGGCCGCCAACGGTCGTCACGTTCTTGAGCACGTTTTCTGACGACGCAATCAGGACCGAAACCTGCGATCGCACGGCGTTGAGCGGCTGCAAAACACTGTTGATGGTACTTTGCGTCGCCTTGGCGAAGTTAGAGACATTGGAAATCGCAGTATTGAGCGTTGTCGTCAAGCTCGACAATGTGCTGTCACCAATGCCGTCTGACAATCCCTGCGCCGTCGTCATGTCCCCATTGATTGCCTGGTTGACGTCGAATGCTGAATTTGTCGGCGGCAAATTCGTCCGATCCTCAACCACCTCGCAAACAATCCGATATGGGATATTGAACGGTGCCTCAAAATTACCCACAAAAGTGCGAATCAGCACCAGATAACTCATGAATGACCAAGTCAACACCAGTGAGCGACCATCATTCTTCATCCGGTGCAGCGTCAACGCTTTTTCAAGCGCATTGGCACCGACAAAGATGCCAGACCACTCCAATGGAAGTGGGTCATCGCCCATTGCTTTGATGATCCGCTTACCGCCAACCAGCCGATGAATATTCAGCTTTTGGTCTCCACCGAACGGAATGGTGCCGGCCTCGGTGTCACCAAATACGACATCACCGAGTTTGAGGATTATGGATGCCAATTTGCCGCCCAAAATGAAAATCCCCCGCTGAATTAACTCCTGCGGGGGATGATTTATGCCGAACTCTTTTATCCGAGCAATGATGCAATTGCGTGCGTTGCTGCCAACTTAATCACATCAAAAGACAGAGAAAGCCCTTTCTCGCGCGCAATTGACTTGACCTTGTTCCAGACCGATGCCGAACGAATCTTGTCAAGAAATTCGTGGCCTTCCCAGGTCAAGCGTGATGCATGACAGCGCAGCGGCCCTTGCAAGCCTTCCGCGCAACTTCCAACGACCAGACCCGCCTCGATCAGCAGTCGAATGTGGTGCGAGACTGTTTCAGGATCATATCCATCGACAGATGCCGATTCGAGGTGACTTTGAGTGTCGCCCAACGCCTCTACTCCGAGCAAAATCGCTCGCACGCAATCCCAATTTCTTTGCATATCAACCTCTATCGATTCAGCGCTGGTGTTGGCAGGGATGCCCCAAGATCGTACCGGCCAGAGCCAAGGCCGGCATTCATCGCTTTCGCAGTGTAAAGAGCTGAAGCACGCGCAATCTCTCGACCATTCACTTGAACCACGGAGGTAACCTGAACAGGCCGTTGAGTGCCGGCAGGAGGAATGCTGGCATCATTATTCACCCAATAGCCGCCGCGCCCACTACGAACGAAATGTTGACCTGGATGCATATCTTCTGCCGTCGTAGTTGAACCTTTAGCGCCTTTCCCCCAGCGCACTGATGCGGCGGTGCCAGCCGCATGATTATCATTTGGCATGATCCAATCAAGAATACCAAACAAGGTCTTGGTAGCAACATAGAGAGCGCCGAATGCGACGGCTATACCGCCAATGGCACCTGCAATCCCAGCCAATCCAGCAACACCACCAGCGCCAACCCCTGTGAATAGAAGGGAGCTACGAATTAAGCCGAAGCCGCTCGCAGCCGACGACAGCAATGGTATTGCAAGTGCAACTGCGCGAATGCCATTAGCAACGACGGTAGCAGCCCCTAATCCGATCAACGCAGCAGATAGGCCAAGAATGCCGTAGGTCGCACGTCGCACAGTGTCTGGATTACGCTCAGCATATTCATTGAACGTCTTGAATGCCGAGGCTAGACGATTAACCAAGGGGATAACCACCGGCAAAGCGCCTTCGCCTAGATTCACTAGCGCAGTTTCAAACTTGGCATGCAAGTCCTGAAATTTTGCCATTGGACTTTCATCATAGCTCTCGATGCTCTTGCGCAACCCTGCAGATGCCTCGGCAATATGATAGTCCTTCATGATTCGAGGCAATTGCGTTGCAATCAGCGCAATCGAGTCCGCACCAAGTCGATTGCTCAATGCTTGCGCTAATAGCGATGATGCTTCACTTTCTCGCTTCTTAGGGTCTACGACTCCCTTCTTATCGAGATATTTACCAATCAATGGCAAACCAGTGGACTCAATCCACCCGACCATATCATCCTTTGCCAAATCAACGTTCTTCAGTGCATTTGCGCTTATTTTATTTTGATGTTTTTTCCATTTGTCGCCATAACGGTCACGTAAGTTTTCTTCGTGTACTTTTTCATCAATCCAACCGATCTTACGAAGAAAAAATCCTGCCCCCTCAGTTCCGCGGCCATTGATCATATTCTGCATTGCAGAATTCAAAGCAGTTCCAGCTTTAGACCCTCCCTGCTCTTGCATGAGCGCCCACATTTTCAAGATGCCAACGTTACTCATGCTGTTACCCATGGCACCCATTCTTGCCACAAATGCCAGTAAGTCTTTGGGAGTAACTGCACCGCCGGATGCATTCTGAATCATCATGGACAAGTCCATGGCGCTTTCCATGGCCGAAGCGCTTTTCGTTCCGCCGCGTCGCTCAGCGACTTTGGCCAATGACCGAACATCTTCCTCGCCGGCCACTGCCGACTTTCCATATTTACCCTGAGTAACGCGCGCCATGCCCGCGAACAGTGGCATAAAGTGAAGAGCCTCCTTCGCATCACCGAAAGCAGCATGAAGATCGCGCACAAGATCGACGGACTCCGCGGCACCAATACCCTTGTAACGTCCGGCAAGCGCATCACCACGTACCTGAGCAAGAACGCCGCCATCGATGCCCCCGATATCCTTGAGGCGCAACATGGCGCGTTCGAATTTCATCGCATCCGCAATAGCCGGCTTGAACATAGCAGCCAATGCGGCACCCGCGCCAGCAGCGATCAATCCACCCTTCAGCCCGCGACCGATGCTATCGATACGCTTTTGTAGCAGCGCAGCTTGAGCATCTGTCTTCGCGAAATCCTTCACCATGCTGGACAATCCAGCACTGACATGATTTGTCAGACTGATGGCAACGCCGATTTTGTACGCTTCAAACATGTCACTTCCTTGAGGTTAAAAACCGATGTGCTATATTTACGCGGTAGAAAATGCATATAGCAAAACCACCAAGGCACCCAAATGGGCATCAAATACCGACTTCAGGAATGTGCGGCAGAGCGATTCAAGAGAGTTCAATACCCTCGGATGACGCGCGTCATTGATGAACAGAAGCCGTCCATTCCTTTCGGTACGCGTCTAAGCTTGTTTGTCATCGGCTCAGGCTCAGTCATCATCGGCTTACTGGTCTTGGCCTTCCTGTTGTTTTTCGTCCTGCCAGCCTTCTTCGATTAATCTTCCTTTATCGTCGGCATGTGCGAGAAAGCACTCCCGGCAAGCATTGCGGTTGCCGTGTGCACACCGATAATCTTTAATACTTCCTTTTCCTTGCGCAGTAGCGATGGACCTAGAACCGCGCGCGGCGGGATGGTTGCCGTCCCGAGTTCCTGATAAACCATGATGTCGCTGGCACTGCCGATTACGGCTTCCAGTCCAGAGACTTCGTGAGAAACAGTGTCCCGCAATGAGCCGCTACGCAGTAATGGATCGTTTTCAGTGAAGCCGGAGGCGACCCGATCATCTTTTGTGCTGTTTTCCAGTTCGGCCCACTTTTCGAAATGGCCGATAGCGCCCTGGTAGGTGCCGAATTCACTCTTGGCCTCTTTTTCGACGAGTTCTGCAGCCTTTTTGAGCCCTTGGCGCTCACCAAGAACGACAGTGGTCGCCATCTTAGCCAAGTGTTCGCCAAAGCTGGCCATAGTGAATATTTTCACTTCAAATCCTCCCATTCACCACGCTCAAAGTTGAATCGGTGGCCATCCAACTCACCAAAACAGATCGAGAAGGCCGACTTCATCCCCTCTGATAGTGAAAATGCCACATCGAAAGGAACCCCGTTTTTCACCAAGTTGCAGCTTTTTCTAAAAGCGGGGTCCCGAGCTATTTTTTTACCGTTTCATCACTTTCCGAGACAGCGGAGACTTCATTCAACTTGCGGCCGATTGCGACAATAGCCTCTTCGCCCAGACGTTGAATTAGCGCATCGAGTTCAAGCCTTGTCTGTGGCTGCGGAATCTCGACTCCATCGATATGTGTTACCCACTGAACCGGCATCAGCATATCCATATAGACAGCGTTCATTGCCGTTTTTGCGCCAACAATTTCAACAATCCGGAACTGAGCGAGCACACCAGGCTTTTGAATATTGATGCTCTTCCCACCTGCGTGAACAACATCAGGCAGCGCAGCACGCTTCATAATTTCTTCAGAGGGCGTATTCGGTTTGATTGCAACTTTTGTCATTAGGCCACCTTGATTCGGCGCTCCGCCGAGAAAGAGAGTTTTTGCTTGACGGTGTCGTCACTCACCCAATCGCCCGCATCATCCAGCTTGAGGGTAACGCCAACAAATTGATACTGACTGACCGATCCGTTTGGCTCTTGAATCGTTTGCATGATCGTGCCAGGGCTTTGATCAAGGCCGCTGTAATAATTGGCATCGACGTTCGCGAAATGGTCATCAATCGCGCTGTCTTGTCGATCAATTTCAAATGAGCCAGACCAGCCATCGGGAAACGATAGCGTGCGAGTTATACCATCGAGACCCTTAACCTTCTTCTCAGTTGAGTCGCGCTTCGTGGTGAATTTGGTGATCAACGTCGGCCGCAATACTCCATCGGCCGTACTGATGGTGGTCGATGTATCACGACCTATCGAAAAACCATTTAACGGCATTTTCTATGCTCCAAAAAGAAAGCCGCCCGGCTTGCGCGAGGCGGCTTGAGGCACTGGGCCGAATTAATTGACGGTGACGGAAACGGACTGACCGCCTTCCAGACTGACCACGAATTCACGCACGATGCTGAAATACTTGACCTTGATGTAGGCCGCCATGACGCCCAGAGCGACTTGCGAATCCGGATTGTTGGTGATGTCGATTGTCACGCTATAAGGCGCAACGTCTGGATGATTCACATCGCCGATGTATTTCAGGTTCAGCCACAGGTTTGACAGAAACGCCTGGATCGAGTCCTTGATTTCCTTGCGCAAGTCGGGCGTCTGGTCCTTGCCGATGGCGTAGCCGAAAGCGCTCTGGAATGTCAGCGCCAGGAAATTCGTCATCGTCGTGTATGCCTCGCTGTTCGTTGCCGTAGAACTTGACGCATTGCGATCAGTTTGGAAGCCGAAGTAATTGCCGCCGGCGGATGGATTGGCCAGATAATCCACGCGCCCCTGCGCTGCCGCTGCCAATTCAGCATTGCTATATGGCAGCTTCTGCGAGCTGCGTTGTGTGCCGATCAGCCCAAGAACCTTTTTGTTGAGTGTCGATTCATTCGGGTTCAAGGTTGCCCGCAGTGCCGCCCAGAACGTCGCCGGAGACAGCAGGCGCTGCTGTGAATTGACTTGATCCTGCCAATACACCCAGTCACCGGTGAGCACCTTGAGGCCATAGCCATCTGCGCCGGCAGTGCTCAGATTGGTAATCGTGGTCGCTGCAGACACGCCAACGGCACTGGCCGCGCCGAAGAAAATGCCCTCCGACAAGCCAAACGCCAGGATCGTGCTCCAGGCTGTCGAATCCGTGTGATCGACCAGAGCGGCGGTCATCACACCGGAGCCGCGCAGCGCATACATTCCTGACCGGGTGGTGCTGGTGCCATCTACGCCGATCTGCATGGCATCAGTGATCGATGTCACACCATCTGTGCCGCCTGCCAGCGTGTAGGTGGTTGTGATGTTCGGTGTGGTAGTCGATGCGCCGACGGTGGCGATGACCAACTGCGATGGACCTCGCTGATCCGAAATGCCGTTATTGACGGCAGAAACCAGATTCGCCCAAAACGTGGCACCGCTACCGGT